TGAAGGTGGATGAAGCGCTGCGGGCGGCGGATTTCGGGGAAGGCTTGTTCTCGGCGGGCCTTGGTTAGGTCGGCGAGGATGATCGGGCGCAAGTGCCACTCGGCGATCAACTGCCGGGGAGAGTGGCAAGGGAGGATTTTTCTTTCTGGAATGGCGGAATTGCCGAGGGTGATCCGGCCTCGCGCGGACTTGATCGCAGTTTCGCTGGTGAGCGCCCAAAGGGGAAGGTCGCCTAGGGCTAGGATGAGATTAGGTTTGCGCTCGTTTATCAATGCCCATAGGCGCTGGATGTCGGGGTAGAATTCCTCGCGGACGTAGTGCCCGCGTTTGAGGTAGCGCATGTGAGGGATGCCGTCCTCTTTCTTGCCACAAAAGCCGAACATGGAATTGCCCGTGGGAGTGCGAGGGATTACATTCGCGTATTCACACTCGGAAGGGTTGATGCCGACTTGGTGGAGGAGGGCTTTGAAGAGCTTACTCGGGCCGTCGGAAAAGGGGCGACCAGCTTCAGCGTCTGCGGCGGAGAGGAACTCTCCTACGATTAAAAGCATGTGCGGGCCTCGGGTATGGTTGTTGCGCCAGGTTTATCTGCCATATTAAACTACTCCCCTTCGGGTGTCAATCGCGAAGCGTAGACGGCGACAGCGTTTTCGAAGAAAGTTTCATCTTGCTCTAGGCCGAGGACGTAGGCGGCGTTCATAGTCTGGGCGGCGACAACGGCGTTCCCACTGCCCATTGTTGGGTCGAGCATGACGGTGCTATCATCAACAAACATGCGAAAGAAGTGCCGGAGCATGTCGAAGTTTTTCTCTGACATATGGATGATTTTAGTATTCGGGGCGGAATAGAGGTTGGCCACTGCCTGGACGATGTGTCGATCCCCGCGAGAGCAGAGGAAGGCGGTTTCGTAAATCCGCCGAGGCCCGCGTTTGGGATCGGGGAGGATACCGGAGTTGTCCGATTTATGCCAAATGAGTGGGAAGGGATTGACGGTCCAGCCCATGGCCTCCAAGCGAGATTTGGTTTCGGTATAATAGTCGAGGCTGAACCAGAACATCATGTGCGCGGAGGAAGCGACGAGGGTATCCATAGCGTCGGCGAGGGCGGAAATGAGGGACCAATAGATGTCTTCGCTGTCGGCGTAGCCGCCGAAGGAAGTGGCCGCGCCCATGTCGTGTTTATTCGCGTTGATGCCGTAGGGGAAGTCGCAATGAAGGAAGTTGAATTTCCGCTCGGTGTAGGTGCGCGCCCACTGGGTAAAGTCGGCGAGAAGGAATGGGTGAGGGGCAGCGGCAATGGGTAGTTCCGGCACGGGGGTTGCGAGGTGGGCGTTCGGGCCGCTTAAGGGGGTTAGCGGCGAGCCGACCATGGAGGAAATAGCATCGGTTTCCGAGGAAACTTTCCGTTGTTGCTTGCGCTGGATGATACCTCGGGCGACGGAATAGTTATCCGCTTTGAGGACTAGTGGATCGCCTTCGTCGAGGGCTTCGGAGACTAGGATACGGTTGTGGACCTCAGTGGCTTTCATGCCAATGGCACCAGCAGTGGCGGAAGCGGTCCAGCCCTCTTCCAGGTTCTTTCGAATGGCGTGGTATTGTGCAACTGCGCGGCACTGGTCCTGCCAAGGCAGGTCAACGCGCTTTACGTTCTCCTCCAGTTCGATTAGGTGCAGTTCTGCTGGCGCGCACTCTTGCGCGTATTGAACGGTGATGGAGGTCCAGCCAAGAATGTCCCGGCAGGCGGTGAAGCGGCGCTCCCCGGCGATTAGGTTCAGTTCATTGTCCACGACTAGGGGGTTGATTAGCCCGACAGTGTTTATTGACGCGGCCAATTCCTCGAGGCCGGTAAGTTCCCGTCGCTGCCGCCCTTCGCGATTAACGTTGATGGAGTCGATCGAAATGGTGTGGAAATTACCGGAAGTCATAGGGGGGTTCCTTCTCTGCGCACAGGCCCGTTCTTTTCGTGGTGAGTGATGTAACGTAAGGCGGCGGGAATGGTGAGGAAAGTGGTGTCGAGGGCAGGGTCTGGGGCGAGGACCGCGACGTAGTTTAGTAGGGGTTTATATTGGTAGACCCAGCCGGAAGCACGACGATGGAGTCTGCCAAACGGACGTTTGGGATATTTTTTCATTACAATCTCCTTTCCTTAGCGGCGCACTCATACGCGATAGCTGCATAAGCGGCGGCGTCCGAGTAGGTGTCGGATTTAGGCTCACCCCGGAAAGTGCGGGCGATTTTCTGCAGCACATTGAACCAGGCGACGTCTTCGGCAGTTAGATAGAAGGTGTTTTCATCCAATGTCGTGCCGTGGAATTTACTAGTAAGATAGGTGGTGAATAATTGGGCGCAAGCGGAAAGGTTGTTGTAGGGCGGGCCGTATTGTTCATTTCGGTCGCCGACTGTGTGGGAGATTGCGGCGCGGAGGATTGCTTCGCGGAGAGGAGAGACGAGTTCTTGGGTCATTTGATTATCCTCGAATGTGGGGAAAGGGCGCGAACGCCCTTTCGAAGTTTATACTCTAGTGGAAGAGGACTAGTCCAACGGTGCCCAGTGCTTTACCTCGACATAGACGTTATCGTTCACTTGGTTCCAAGTAGCGACACCGAGGAACTGGCAGCCCACCGCGTTGGCGAGGAGCTCTTTGAGTGTGCCGTTGTCTTCGTTCTCCACTCGCAGAATCTCAGTAAGGAAGCGCGTAAGACTGAAACGAGTGCGTTTCCGATCGTTGATCTTGTCCGCTGCCGTCGGGAACATGAACGAAATCCGGCTAAACTCGGAACTGGGATCGCCAAATTCCGCGAGTTCCTCCGGGTCCACATCTGACTCGGCAGACACTGGGCGAAGAGGGAATTCAACGATATCCCACTCCCCGCTTTTCGAGGTAGAGATTACCGGGACTTTCGAGACCCGCCAGATATAGGTGCCTTGCGGGAGAACCGGGGGTTTGTCTACATCGGATACGCGAGTGTCGAGTGCATCGGCGAAGTTCATTGCCATAGTAGTTGTCTCCAGTTGTTGATTGTGCAGTCGGTCGTAAAGACGATCTTCAGGATTTTAGGGTTTTGAAGATCGTAGCCATCCCGGTTTCAAGCGGGAGGGATTTCGGTAACTCGAGCGACTTGGGGTTTTTCAAGTCGATGAGGAGGGTTGGAACGGTGGTTATAGTGCGGCGCACATTGTCGCCGGTTCCACGGGACTCGGCGAGAACGACCGTGTTGAACACTACGGGAATTTTCGAGCCAAGGGCTTTGCCGATTGCCGAGGCGAAACCTTTGGTGGTGCCGTCAGCGAGTTCCTGCAGGTCAATGTGCGTTATTACGATTACGTTGGAATGAAATTCACTCCCGGTAAGCATATCTAGCACGGTGAGGATACTTTCTTGCGCTGCGCCATACCATTGCCGAGGGTCTTTGGATGAGGGGTTCATGCCTTGTGCCCAGCGGTAAGCGGCGCGACCGAATAGGGTGAGGGAATCGAGGACGAAAATAGTATCCGGGCCCCACTCGGCGGGAACGGTGCCATCGTCCCAGACAGTCATGGCTTTAATTGCGTCGGTATAGGCTTTGGGTGTGCCGGACACGACTGCACCTTGGCGGGCATCTGCTCGCATTTTGTCTCGGAAGGTGATGAAGTCGATGCTGTCTAGTTTGTCCGGGCAGGATTTTTTAACCACGCTGAGCAAGGCGTCGAGACCGTTGTCCATGTCAAGGATGCGCAGTTTGTATCCGGCCTCGACAAGGGAAGCTAGGGAGCCGGTCTTGCCGGTGCCGGAATTGCCGAGGTAAAGTAGCTTAACGAAGTTGCTGGATTGGTGCTCGGAGGCTTTCATAGTTTAGTTTCCTTCACGTTTAAGTATGTGCGAAGTTGGCGCTCAAGTGAAGTTGTTGCGGAGTGCAGATCACCGGCTAGATTGCGAAGTTCAGTGGGAAAGGCGCGATCAGTGCTAAGTTGAACAAATCCTTGTTTTGCCATTGCGAGTTTACCTAGGTAGGAGTAGCGGCGCCAGCGTTCGGAGGGAGGAGGGGCTTTCATAGGAGGGGGCTTTCTTTAATTGCGGGTGGAGGGTTGTGGGTGCCGCCGTAGTCCTATCTTCGTTGCAAGGGGTCCCATCGAGTCTCGCGGGTGAACTCGGCGGCCAGGATGTTGTCGCGATGCTCGGGGGAGCGGGAACAGACTTTCCTAAACTCACAGCCACCGAAGTTGCCGCAGGCTGTGCGGTTCATTCGGTAGTGGTTGGACTCGTGCGCAGTTTTCGCGGCCTCGATTGTGGCGAGGGAATTTTCATACCATTCGTCAAGAAGGGACTGGGGACGGTGGATGAAGCCGCGCTCGAAGCGGGTGAAACCGACGGCAATTTGCGCTGCGTCGATGATAACGCCGGAAACAGGGAGGTTGAAGATGATTTTCCCGGCCCAGGTGTAGCCGGACATTTGAATATCCGGAGTGAAGTTGGAGAAGTATTTCGCGGTGATAGTGGAACCGGTAGTCTTCTGGTCCATCACGTAGATGCCGCCGGAATACTCCACCAGTCGGTCGATGTGGCCGCAATAGAGGTAGTCCTCGGTGAGTGGGACGGAGAAGGAATACTCAACGGCGGGGGTGCCGTCGGAAAGAATTACTGTCGGGGTGCTGTCGTCGGCGAACTGGTCGAGATACCAGATGATGGAGCGCAGAAGGGTGTCGCGGGTTTTGGTGTTGTGGAGGGAATCCCATGGAGTGCCGGGCCCGTCCTCGGGGTCGGAGGGGTAGACCCAAGTGTCAATCATGGCCTGGCGCAGGACGAGGCGAGTGGCTTCTTGTTTCGGCACCCCTGAGGCGACGTGCTTGTGATAGTGCTCGAGGGAGGAGGCGTAGATGCCGCCGAAGGTTAGGTGGACGGAACGGTTAGTGGGCTGCCAGCCCTCGATGTGGCGAAGATAGTAGTAACGAGGGCATTTCTCGAACGCGGAAAGGGAGGTGGCATCCCACGCAGTTTGGAGCCCCGAGGGGGCGAATGATAGCAATGCGGGCATGAGCGGGTTCCTTTACAGGCCGAGTGCGGAAAGGTCTACGGGGCCTAGTGCACGGGCGGTAGCTTCGCGTTTCTTTTGCGCTGCGGATTTCTTAGCCTCGGGCTTTCCGGCGGTCATGTTGCCTTGGACGTAGCGGGCGCGCTGGGCGTGGAGGCGCTCGATGATGCGGTTGAAATCCTGGTCGGAAAGTTTCAGCGGGTCACGATGGTATAGCTCGGCGATGGTGCTTTCAAGGGGCTCGATAGGGGTTTCGGTGGACATGAGTGGGTTACTCCTCATCGGTGGGCAGGGGGACGACGCCGTAGTGCTTGTCGACGAAAGCGGAAAGCAGTTCGCGGATAGAGGCGCTCGGGCCTTTAGCTGGGAAAAGATGCCCCATTTTTTCAAAGTCTCCGTCGCGCAGGTTAAGCGTGACTTTAGTCAAGTCGGTGCGTTTAGGCCGTGCCATCTTTAACCTCGCGTTTGATGATCCAGAGAAGGGAAGTGGGGTTTGTAGGCGGGATCACGAAAGCGAGGGGGGCGAAGGCACTGTCTTGCTTTCGTATGGAATAGAGTTTTTGGCGTAGCTGTTCGGGGGAGGAGGTTTCGACTTCAATCCCGTGCGGGCTGAGCATAGCGGCGAACATGAGGGACTGGAGGTCGAGGGCCATAAGGGATTCCTTGGGTAGGGAGGGGGAGCCTAAAGGTAGCGGCTAGAGGCTCCCCGAGTTTAAGATTAGATACCCAACTGGCTGAGGTCCAGTTGCGCCGTATTCGCGCGTTTCTTGACGTTCTCTTTGGCCAGTTTTTGGACTTCGGAAGTCGCGGCGTATTGGGCAATGGCGTTCGCCAGCACGTCAGGTGCGATTTCCTTGACCAGGCGACCAGCAGCCCGCAGTTGCCGAGTGATTTCGGCGCGAGCGATTTTCGCGGCCTCGGCGTCCACAGGGTCGGTAAGCTTCCTGCCGCCGCCAACAGAAGCGAGATTGAATACGTAGTTGGTGTCGTAGTCGATCAACTTCGCTTGCAGGCGTTCGATGGCTTCGGGGTCGAGTTCCGCCTCGTCAGTCTGGGCCTGTTCCGCTTTGACAAACCGCGCCATGTTATTGCGGATGTTTTCCAGGCGGGTTTGGTTGAGGGCTTTGGCCTCGGCGTCGGTTATGACATGTCCGGCCTCGTAGGGGGTAGATACTTCGAAGTTCAAACCTTGGATGGTGATGGTTTTGGTCATGGGTTGCTCCTTGTGACCGGGTTGAATGGGCTATGGGGTTTTCCCATGGGGCGATTATACGGGGTTGTGCGGGGGAAGGCAAGCGGTTTTTGCAGGTTTTGTATGGTTATTGCACGTGGCGGAAGGACCATACTTTACACTCCTCCCCCGTCAAACCAACTAGCGATAGGCTTCCGGTTCATCTACATGCAGTTTATACTCGACAGCGTTGAGTGCCCATTCGGTGCAGTCTTGCTCCGGATCATAGGGGTCGACATACCAGACGGCTAAAGCCGAAGCGTTTGGGCCGGCCGCGCAGTCCTTAAAGGCCTCGACGATTTTGTCGATCAGTTCCTCTTCGTCGGTAACCGGGCCGTCGAGGATGTCGCCCCATGTGCCGTTGGGCGGGAACGAGCCGCCAGTGAACAATTTGTATGCGACGAAGAACTGTTCTGGAAATTTGGGTGTCATTGGTGTGTCTCCTTGTGCGTTATTTTTTAGCAGGGTTTTGTTTGATAATTTGCAGGACCAGCGCGAGGTTGCGTTCTGCCCAAGCCAACGCGTCTTCGTCCATTTCTGCAATCCATGTCT